GAGGCTACCGGGGTCTGGGGGCTCGAAGAGAAATACTCTTCTGGCAGGTTGCCCTCGAAGGGCGGCGCTCTTGACAAGGCCTCTCAAGAAGCGATGACCGCAGACAGGGGATATGGCTATTCCCTACCACCTGGAGCGCGCGTTGTCAATATCAATGACGTGCGGCTGCGCTTTGACGACGGGCGACAGATGCAGGCAGGTTCCCCCGTGTCCACCATGTCCCTTGCCCTGATGGACGACGGCCTGGATTCCGCGCCGCCCCTGAAGGAGCGGGTAATACAGCAGTTGATCGGAGATGTGCGCACGGCGGTGCGGCAGTTTAACCGCGTGTTTGCCGGAAACACGGGCGTGGAAGCCGCAGCGCGGGAGATGGGACAGGCCCAGGCGCTGCTTGGCATGATGAACAAGTACGCGGCCAAGGGCTACCGCCCGCGCCTGACCGCCCAGATGCGCTATGTGGAGGTGTATGCCCGGATGCTGGAGAGCGGGAAGATTCTTTCCTACGGGAAACTGAACTCCCAGGAACTGGAATCCCTGAAGGAAGACCTGGAAACGGAGCTGTCCGATGCCGTGGAGGTTTCCGCCCGCGGGGTTGCGTGGGAGGCCGCCGAGGGCGGATTGTACGGCAAGCATGAGCTTGAACGGATGGAAACACAGGCCCGGCAGGAGGTGCGCGATACGCTGGTGAGGGATTACGCCGGCCGCAAGCTGGACGAGGTGGTGCGCGATATGTTGAATCAGGGCGCGGCCCAGCTGGAGAAGCAGCTTAAAGACGAAGAGATGGCGCGTATCGGCAAGCTGCTGGATTTTATCAGGCCGCGCAAGGATCCGAAGACCGGCAAGCTGAAGAAGGGGCTGATGAATGCCGACGCTTACCGGAGGGTGGCGCGGATTACCCGCATGATGGAGGCGCCGGCGGAGAAGAAGGCGGAAGAGATGGAGCGGCTGAATGTTCAACTGGCGGGGGACGATTTGGCGGAAGCCGATCATGACCGCATTTCCCTGGAGCTGCTGGACTGGTCCGTGTATGGG